GCGGCTTGTGTGCCGTCGGGTTGCTGAAGTTCATATTCTACTACTCCTTTGAAGTTCTTTTTACTGTCATTACGTATATGGGCTTTCAGGATTATTTCTGCGGAAGTGTCGGAAACTTTGTCGTATGACACGAAAAGCCCGCCGCTTGCCATTTCGTTTTCGAAATTGGGATCGGTGATGAAACCGGACGATGGGCTATTAGCCAGCAGTCACGATAGATGCCGCCAAAATAAGTATAATCCAGTACATCCTGTGCTTTGCCGGGAGGATAGCTGGGGTCATTGCTGTTGTCTGCCCATACGGCTATCACATTGTCTGTTTCCCAATTCAGTGCGTCGGTGACATCAACGACTACAGGCAGGTATCCGCCAAAGTGTTCGGTCAATAAATTGCCGTTTACGAAAACTTTGCTTTTCCCCATGATAGCTTCGAAATGCAGGAAAAGTTTTTTGCCTTTCAATTCATCTGCCGGAGTGAAATGTTTGCGGTACCATACCTCGCCTTGATAGTTGATACATCCACTGGCCTCAGTCGGTACATATTCAATGCCGTCGGGCAGGGAAACCATTTTCCAGTTCCGGTCATTAAAGTCGGTCGCTTCTGCACCTGTAACGGCTCCTTTGTGGAATCGCCATGCCGGATTCATGGAATATACTTCACGTCCGGAGTTTGCCAGTTCATAGAAACCGGCAGTAGAGAATTCAGGTTGGTGGGCTGCCTGCATCTCATAGAGAGGGAAAAATAGTAAAGCGATGAGATAAAATAAGATGTTTTGTTTCATGGTTCTATGTATCTTGATAATTTAATGAAGGTCAAAGATAAGAAATAAAAAAATACTGGGGAAATAAAAAAGAGAAGCAATTCTGCTTCTCTTTGATTGAAGTTGCGGAGGCCTGACCTTATTTGATTTTCCATAAAATAAGATGAATTGAAATTCAACGGCATACATCTCTTAATTTGATTGATTTTATATGTATATGTCCGAGATTTGTCTGAGTGAATCAAGGTTACTCTATGCCATAAGCTTTTAATATAGAATGAAGTTCTTGTCGGCTTTTAGGTACTTCTCCTCTATGGACATCTTTTCCATCTTTTTCAATGACCATTCCTGTAGGGTGTCCTTCTTCGTCAAAGTGTACACCGTCATAAACAGCGTAATATATTTCACAACCAGATTTTACGGCTAAACATTCACGCTCTTTATTTACAAGCTCAAATCCAATCCGTATTAACTCTTCATTCATATTAAATTTTTTCTCAGCTTCTATTGGGATGCTCCCAATTGTTTGATTACTGATTCCCATGACATATTAGTATTTAGTTATTATATATTCTATTTCTCCAAATCTGATCCGCTTGCATCGGCACATATTGCATTGTCTTCCACTTGGGCATGTTTTTTAATTGTTTTGAGTTCACCTTTTAGTTCTCCACTTCCAAAAGCAATTTCTTGTTTTCGATTTCAAGCTGATTATATTTTTCTAAAAAAAAAGAATTGTCAATCTGCAAATTTTGTTTGGGTAGCAATATATCCCCTTCTCCAGTAATAATCCTCATGATATTAACTGAAGGGTATTTGACATGTATATTTAGCAGTACTTCTGTTGTTATGTCCTTTTTTAAATTAGCTATGTATGATCTGCTCATACCTATATCAATGCTAAATTGATTAGCTGATATGTTTAAAGCTTCACAGATGTCAAGTAAGCGTTGCTTTATCATCATATATATAATAAAAGTTAATATGATAAATATAAATATCATCTTATTTGTGTGTGATAAATATAGTTATCATATTTGCATTATGTTAATAAATTCACGTAGCTAAGTTAGTAAAAAGAGGTATTAAACGAATATAAAACTTTAATAATTTATCAATTATGGTATTTACAGACTATATGAAGAGCTTGCCGAATCAGCAGATGGATACTATTAAAAAGTTAGCAGAAATCACGTGCTCTACTCCGGCATCGGTGTACAGGTGGATAAACGGGTTGAATCCTCCTGCTCCTATTAAGCAAAAAATCATAGCCGAATATCTCGGTATGAGTGTTGAAGAATTGTTCCCATCTAAAGATGAATGAGATAGCCAACATAGAGTTTTACAACACGCCCGAAGGGGATGTTATGATGAAGGAGCTAGGGCGACCGGCTGTGTTTTTGGGTGAGAACAATCGTCCGACGATAGAGTGCATGTTGTCAGTTATTCGAGATCGATACCCTAAAGCGCATACCCGGTTGATGCAGATTTATTCAAGCAGTACTATGAATCGTTGGTATTATGGATTCCGGGTTGTTCATCGGTTCATACGCTGTAACTTCGGCGAATATGATCAGCATAATTTAGATATAAACAGAGATGGCCTATTTGTTTTCGAAGAGGTTAAATGCCCTCTTCGGGGCGAGTGTGAGCATGAGGGGGTGATATGTCGTCCTGAGTTAAATACTTCATTGACAGAACGTGAGATGGAAGTGTTTCGGTTAATAGCATCCAACTACCAGACGGACGATATCGCAGCAGAATTGCACATATCACCTTGTACCGTTAATCGGCATAGAGAAAATATCAAAGCAAAAATCAAGGTGCGTAACGTGGGCGAGTTGATTACCTACTGGCATCAAAATCAAATGAAGTAGAAATTATGAAAAGTGAAAATGACGGAGAAATATTTAGCAATTGAAATTCATGGTGAAACATTCGTTATGAATGATAATGATGAATTAGGCGGACTGATAGATAATGATGTGCCACATACGGTTATTGGTCAAGTATGCACCGAAGAATGTAATACAACATGCTTACATTACCGTCAAGGTACGTGTCCCTGTAAAATCATGAAAGATACTTATGGTGAAATAATTCATTTTTTTGTTTGATTCAAAACTAATGAGATATGAAGATAAGAAACAATGATTTGTCAAACAGAAGTATTGACATTGATATAGCAGACGGAGTTTCAATCCACCTTTATAAATGTGAGTATGACGAACTTATCAGGCTTCTCTTACCTGATATGGAGCAAGAAATAAAGAATGCTTATTCACTCCAACGTAGGCTATGAAACAACGCCAGGAATGTTGGGAAATGGTAAAGGCAATTCGAGAATTATTCTATGATTGTTCCGATGAAGAGTTCTGCATTCGGAAAAGTATGGATGAAATAGAGGAAGATAAATTAGTTGAAGTGTTGGAAAAATACCGCAAACTATTAGGATTTGTTTAATTCAAAACAATAAGGATATGAGCAAATATCAAACAAAAGCTGGGATAGAATGTACTCCCGAAGAATGTAAGTTGATTGACTCTCTGAAACGACTTGCAAAAAAGTGGGAAAAGGATGGTAAGCGTCTTTGGCTGTATTCAGCCAGTGGCTCACTTCACGTAATGATGCATGGAGATACAGACTATAATCCTACACCGGAATTTACGCAATATGGAGGCAGCAACATTGATAATAGTGTAACTACTATTGATGGCATATTAAATGATGGTGGAGATTGGTAATTAACTAATAACGATATAGAAATGAAGCAAAAGATAGAAGAAGCAAAAGGAAAAATTAATCGCTATTATAGCGACTTTATTGAAAAATGCCTTGAAGTACATGGCATTGATTTAACAACAATCATCAGTGATTGTGTAACGGCTGGTTATGAATCCCGTTCGGATGAAATCATAGAGCTTAGGAGAGAATTAGACAGCATGGAAGAAATGAATAGTGATGGTAATAAAATTCTGGATGCTATTAAGAGAATGGCAGCAGATGACAATAAAGGTTTGAGAATGACCACTACGATAGTCGATGTTAAAGATGATCCGCGCGGCTCAGTCGTTGGCTTTGGGACTGAAAAAGTTTGCGGAGATGATGCCCTTGCCCAGACAATGGGTTTACCAGGTAAGTATATGGCATGTGCCTTTTTTATAGATCGAGAAGAACTAAAGAAATACCTCTAAACTATATAGAAAGAAATAAAATGAAAAGGCAAGATTTTAAGAAGAGTTATCCTGATGTATGTGTGCAGGAAATAACATTTAAGACAGTTATATCTCGGAGAGAGATAGAAGATAAGGTTATCAAATTAGTTGATGGACTTCAAACTGGATTGTTAGGTTATGAATCTTCCGGTAAAAAATTGAAGGTATTTACAAGTTATCGTTTTAAAGACAGATTGGATAAAATGATTAAGGGTGAGCAGGCTCTTGACGAGAACACCGGACTTGTTGGGATAATTACGAGCGAAAAACCATTTGTGTGCGGTGCTGAAATGTGTATAAGGGTTAGCTTCGGTGAGACTTCTGATGTATATGCTTGTACTTATTTCAAATAAGATTAGAAAGGAGAACTTATGAAAAAAGGACAAAGGTGAGGCTGAACGATAACACCATTGCTACCATAGCCGACAGCACATTCTTTGTGCTGAATGCTAAAAAGCATATCCGTTATGAAGTACGCAGGCTAGGAGAACGGGAGAGCAGATGGGTGTCGGCTGAAGAACTTCTTCCGGTCAAAGAAACGGTTACGGTTACTGTAGAAGACGGCATACAGACATTGGTTGCCTCGCTGCATATAGATTGGGCTGGTGAAGAGATAAAGATCACAATAACCGGCAGTCCTGAAAATCTGAAAGGGCACAAAGGTGTACACATGCGTGTGATGGGTTGTTTTATTGAATCGCTAAAAACAAAGTTCTGATGGTGAATCAATACAGACTATATACTATCCGGGAATGGGAGCTGGCACAACCCGAGGGGGTGTCCTTCTCCCGGTTCTTTCTTACCGACCATTCCGGCGAGGTCCGCAAGGTGACAGGTGCCATTCGTGTGCTCAAGCGCAAACTGGTGAATGGAGTGATGTGCCGGATTCCGACAGACAGGCGCGTGTTCTGGGACGGATACGGACGCTGCTATGCAGGCACGCATAACATTCGCAAGAGAGATTATGACATTCCCCTAAAGGCAGGGGGAGAGGCTGGTCTTTCCGAAAAAAATGCAACTCTGTAATTTTGTACCGCTAATATAAGATCCTATGATAAAAGCTTCAGATATATATGCCGCTTCCCATGACGGTCTGGATATCATTCTGTATTATTATCCACAGGCCGAGGGATGTGTTGACAACCGTAAGAAATTTAAGATTCGTCCGGACGAGGATGATGCGTCCGCATGCATCCGCAAATACGGTGATTGTTACAAGGTGACCGATTTTGGCGATCAGGGCACGGCAATCAGTCCGGTAGACATCTGCATGAAGGAAGAACGGGTCGGCTTTGGCGAGGCGGTTGCTTTATTGGCTGCGCGTTATAATGTCTCCGACGAACTGAAGCATTCCGTCAACAAGCCTGATATCCGCAAGAGACCGGCTTCGGCTGATGAAGCTGAAGGTTCCCGGTTCTTCGAGCTTGAAGAAGCGTTTACTCCTGAGCAGCTTGCCATACTGGGCCCTCGTGTGAAACAGGAGCATTGCGATGCGTTGCATTGGCATGTGGCCAAGTCAATCAGCTACGTCAAGAACCGTGAGGTGACCACCAAATACACCACACCGACTTACCCGATTCTGATGCGTCAGTGTGTCATTCCCGGAGCGACGGCAAGCCGGAGAGCGAAAAATCTTTCTACAAGATTTATGAGCCGTTGAATCCGGACAAGCAATGGCGTTTCAGCTATACGCCTGATGGCGTCAAACCCCGGTATTATACCAATGGGCTGTACGAGCTGAAGGCCGCTTGGGCGAAATGGAACGCCTCACAAGAGACGCAGTTTTTTGATGATCCGGCCAATGAGGGCAAGCCTTACATATCGCAGAAGCTCGAAGAGGCGTTCATCTGCTCTGGTGAGCGTGATGCGCTGTGTGTCCGGGCGTTGGGGTATTATCCCTTGTGGTTCAATAGTGAGACACAAAAGATCACGTCTGATGAAATTAAAGAGATCATGAAATACGTGAAGCGTCTCTATAATATCCCCGACATTGATAGTACAGGCATCCGTAAGGGTACGGAACTGGCTTTGGAATTTTTGCACATTTATACCGTGTGGCTGCCCGAATCCTTGGGACGGTACCGTGACCGCCGGGGCAAGCCGCGCAAGGACTTCCGTGATTATGTCGAACTGCACCCGTCCAATGAGGATTTCCGCAACTTGCTGGCGCTGGCTATGCCTGCCCAGTACTGGGAGGAGAAAATCGGGCAGCGCAACGGCAACAAGACCTATACGATCAACTCGTCATACCTGCATTATTTTCTCAGACTGAACGGCTATTACATTCTGAAGGATGATAATAGCGATACGCCCCGCTATGTGCATGTGGACAGATTCAAGGTCAGCGAGATCAAGGCTGGCGACATTGTGTCGTTCCTGAAGAGTGATGCCATGCGTCGGTTCCTGCCTGTCGATATACGCAATCTGATCTTGGATTCTCCTCGTACCGGAGAGTCCAGTCTGTCCATGCTAGACGAGATTGATTTGAATTTTACCGCCCACACTTTTAACAGCCAGACCATGTTTTTTGATAATGCGGTCTGGCGGATTACCGGGGCCGGCATTGAGGAGGTCAGGGAGAAGATAGATACGCATGTGTGGATGAACAATATCATCTCGCACAAGGTGAAGGTGCTTCCGCCCCCTTTCACGATAACCTGTGGGGCGGATGGTGGCTGGGAGGTGGAGATTCATCCTCATGACAGCCACTATATGGACTACCTTATCAACTCCAGCCGCGTTCACTGGCGTAAGGAACTGGAGGAGCTATGGGATGGTCGGGATCAGGATGAAGCGGCGGCTTATCGGAGTGCGCACAAGTTCGATTTGTGCGGTCCGTTACTTGATCCGGAAGAGATTCGCGAGCAACAGCTGAACTTATTAATAAAGTGTTTGCCGTGGGATACAACCTGCACCGCTACAAGTCTCCTTCCCGCGCCTGGGCGGTTTATGCGATGGACAACAAGATCGGCGAGGAGGGGCAATGCAACGGGCGCAGTGGCAAGTCATTCTTTCTGCTTTCGTTGAAACAGTTCCTTCGTACGGTCGTGCTGAGTGGACGTAATCCGAAATTGATGGATAATACGCATGTGTTCGAGCAGATTAACCAGCACACTGATTTCGTGGTGGTGGATGACTGTAACAGATATCTGGATACCGGGCTGTTCTATGACAGCATTACTGGAGGAATGACCATTAACCCGAAGAATAACCATTCATTCTATATCGAATTCGAGAACAGTCCGAAGTTCGCCTTCAGTACGAACTATGTGCCGATGAATTTCGATTCCAGTAGCGATGCCCGGTTGATTTATACAGTTTTCAGCGACTATTATCATCAGAAGACCGAAGAGAATGATTATCTCGAGACGCGGTCTATCCATGATGATTTTGGCAAGAATCTGTTCTCACAGACTGATTATTCCGAGGCGGAGTGGAATGCTGATCTGAATTTCTTCGCCCGCTGTCTTCAGTTCTATCTGAGTGTGATACCCAGCGGCATCAAGATCCAGCCGCCGATGGGCAATATCATGAAGCGTAAGTACAAGGCCGACATGGGTGACAATTTCGAGGCGTGGGCGAATACCTATTTTGCTAAGGACAGTGGCAATCTTGATAAGTTGATTGTCCGGCGCAAGGCTTACGATGACTTCCGTGAATTCGCCAAAGTATCACAGGCTTTCTGGTCCATGCAGCGGTTCACCAAGGCGCTCAAGGGCTTTGCTTCCCTTTGTCCATATGTACTGGTACTGAATCCGGTCGACATGCGTAACAGTTCTGACCGCATCACGCGCAAGATTGACGGCAAGAGCGAAGATATGATATACTTGCAGTCGGTCGGCAGCACCATTGATGAGATCAATTTTAACACCAATACTGAAGACGATGACAGCGGAAATCCGTTTTGACCTGATCCAACACTCGGATGCCTATGCTCATGCATTGATGGAGTGTCCTGAGTCATGCCGATACATGCTCAGGTTATATCGCTATCTTGAAGAGATGCGACCGGGCCAACGGCTAAAGCTTGCTGATGCCGGGGACAAAGAGAGATGGATGTTGGTCACGGTCGGTGAGTTCCTGCGCAGCGAGGCTCATTGGCGCTGCTATGAGCTGAATGCCGATTACACCAAGATCAGGCGCACTGAACTGTTCCCCCTTCCCCCCGTAAAAGAGACAGGGTTGATTGTAACCTTGTAATTTCGAGGCGTGTACGTTCTTTTCAGAATGTGCACGCTTTTTTATTTGTTGGTTCTCTGTAAAGTTTCATAACCGCGTGTTCTCTTATTTTATAGGAGTCGGGAAACCGTCCCCTTCGGCTTTTCCATTCCTTTAGCCTATTTTGTACTAAAACTTTGTAACTTTGTACCCTATGTTTGAAAAGAAAGATAATAAATTGAATAATAATAGGTTAATACGGTTTCAAGTTGGTTTCAAAATAGGTTTCAAACTTGGTTTCAAAGTTTTTGGGTTTGCATCCCTTTTGTTGGGCTGGGGCGCAAAGATGCAAGGTTACAAAGTTTGTGCCGGGTTTCAAACTTGCTTTTAGGGTTTGTGTCTGTTATATTGATTTGATATTCAATTGTTTGTGTATGCTAAATACATGGTTGCAAAGATTCATAAATTTCTGACGGAATCAGACGGAACGGGAGATACATTATAGATGTATGGACAATAAGAAATATGGTTGTTTGATATATTTGTAAACAAAGAAGAAATATTTCGGCGTTTGGTTGCTGGAAAGTGCTTTTTTGTTTTCTTCTCTTTTATATGCGGGATAAAATTGTTATTTTTGTATATATAAATAGTTGATTATGAAAGATTTCGTGTTTTATATTAAACTGGAGCGTTACCTGGCTCAGTGGTTGACACATTCGCTGGGCAATCCTGTGCGTTTTCCGGCACAGAGCAATGAGAACTCGGTTATACGGCGCTTTTTGCAGAAGCTGCCACCGGACAAGTTGCCCGAAATGCCGTCCGATGATACGGTCGCGATTGTGATCCCCGATTCCAAGGCGAAAGACCCGTCGGTGTACAATTACCTGGGTCCGTTGGCCAAAGAGGCGGTGGTTGAATCCATCGAAGACCTGTTCCGGCGCAATCTCTGGTCTGAACTGGGGGATATGACCGGCAGTTCTGTGGGGCTGAACAAGACAATTGCGGCCTGGTGCGAGATGCACGGCATTGACATTGACTACATAGAAACAGTCCGGCAGAAATACTACCGGATGCGCAATGCCTATAACCGGAAAGGCATGTTTTTAGGTTCTTTAACAAGAAAAAGAGAGGATAAGACCCCTGTTTTTGTACAACACCGAACAACTGCGAACAACACCGAACAATTATGAGCGAAATTCACTACATCAACCGCGTGGAGTACTGTGAAGTCCGAGAACTGGCCACCATGACAGTTGTAAAAAAACAATTTGCCTTGGTTCCACCGGCCGCAAACTTTACCCGGTTACCCATGGTCGGACTGGCTTCGGTCGAAGTCAGCGACAAAATCGAGAACAAACAGCGTGTTTTCGTATCTAAGCTGGCGGTTTTCCTGCCTGAACGGTTCGAGGTGGGCAACAAGAAGCTGTGCTTCCGGCTTCGGACCGTGTCCGGAGAATATTTTATGCTGGGTTCAGGTGACCGCCCGTATTCCCTCATTACCTCCACAGATACTATACCCGATACCCTCTCTTCCAGGTGTGGAAGTGCCATGGTGGCCACCTATACAGGCATTCTGCCCTTGCTTCGTATCATAGATTAGGTATTTTTATATATATAAGGTATAGTGTAATATTGCAATCAAAAATGTGATATGACCTATAACCTGAACATAGATGACTACATTGGCCGTTGGGGCTACTCCAAGCAGTATGTCCGCAATCAGCTGGCAGGCTTGAAAGGCAAGCCTGTCAATGTCCGCATCTCCTCTTTGGGAGGTGCGGTTGATGACGGGTTGGATATCCGTCAGCAGTTTGTTGATCATGGAGACGTGACCGCCTACCTGTATGGGCTGGTGGCAAGTTCGGCTACTATTGCCGCACTGGGTGCGAAAAAGGTGTGCATTTCCAGATATTGTCTGTTCCTGGTGCACAAGGTGAGCAACTGGGTGGATGCCTGGGGGCAGTATAACGCTGACCAGATCCAACAGCTCATCGATGAGCTGAAGGAGAACAAGCTGCAGAACGACAAGTTCGATCTGGTACTGGCGAACATGTATGCGGCCAAGTGCAACAAAAAGGTAGATGATATTCTTGATGTTCTGAAGGCGGGCAGATGGCTGACCGCACAAGAGGCGTTGGAGTATGGCTTTGTGGACGAGATCATCGAGGGCGATGAGAATAAGCTCAATCTTGCCGCTTACGAAGGCAAGGTCAATATGCTGGGGTTGTCCCTTTGCCGGTTGCATCCGGGAGTGAGCGGGATACGGCTGATAGTCATAAATTACTAAACAAAATATTAACTAAACTGGACGGATTGTTTCATCCAAAGAAAAACAGTCCGCCCCTTCTATTGTTTCCGAAATGAAAAAAGATTACACCAAAATCAACACCCTTCTGAATGTGGAGGGGGTGGAGGACTCGGATGGCAAGGTAATACTCACCGAGGAACAGGTTAGGGCTGTCAATGACCGGCTGGATGCGCTGGAGACGGAGGTCGGCGAACAGAAGGATCTGGTCAGACAGCGTGACGAGCAGATCAAGAACCTGCAAAAATCCGATGGTGACACTACCACCACGAGTGTGAAAGAAGACGAAAAAAATGATGCGGTGTCCGCTGCATCCATGTATGACGAAGTTAAAGACTATATTTGATATGGCACAAGTTAGCGTGAATATTACCAGCGAGGATCTTCAGAAGAGTGCTCGCAAGTACCGTAAGGAGTTGTTGCAGATGCCTGTATTGGGGCTGTCACGTTCTTTGCAGCACATGACCTTACGTCCGGGAATCCGTTATGCCGAGACTGTGGGTGAACTGTCGGGTGACATGCAGTTCGGACCGTACTCCGAACCCGTGAGGATAACAGTGAGGTGGTGATCAATCCGCGCACCCTGTATACCTACTTCGGTTCTGTCGTGCGTAATTTCTCACCGAACAAGATTTATCAGTCCATGTGGGGTTCCGACATTACCAAGGGCGAGGCGTTGAAGAATACCGAGATCACCCGTAAGGTGCTGGCGTATCTGACCGCCCAGTTGGGCAAGAACCTGAATATGGTACTGTGGAATGCGGTCCGTAATGATTCGGGTGAAACTTCCAAGGATCTGTTCAATGGCTTTGACACCATTACTAAAAAGGAGCTGGATGGCAAAAAACTTTCTGAAGAGTTGGGCAACTACAAGGTCATCGAGGCGATTACCAAAGAAAATGCCGTCGATACGCTCAAGGCGGTCTGCATGGCGGCTGACGATATGTTGACCGAGGAGTCTTCGGTCAAGCTGTTTGTCCCGAAACATGTGCTCTTCGACTATTGTGAGGACTACAAGAGCACTACAGGGGCGATCCCGTACAACCGTGAATACAAGCAGTACTATGTCGAGGGGTTTGACAATGTGAACATTGTGCCGTTGGCGAATAAGAAGAACAGTCCGTTCATCCACATGACGGTCAAGCGTAACATGCTGGTGGGTGTTAATCAGACCGGTGAGGAGGAGAACGTGGAGGTGGCACGCTTCAAGGCGTTTGTGCTCCAGTTCATCGCGACGATGTTTTTCGGTGTGGAGTTCGAGAGTTTGTCCAAGGAGCGTCTGCTGGTGGCATCCATTGATGGTACAACCCCGATCTAAAATAAGGAGGTGATATGGCAAAAGATTGTACGACAGCGGATATTTATCAGTCACTGAACTGGTGTGACGGTCAGACGGTGCTTCCGGGCATCCGTCCGAAGGTTTTCTTTCAAAAGAAATCCAATATTGCAGCTTGGCCCAAACTGCCCAAACTCGAAGAGGCGAAAAGCATGGGAGAGTTGGCGACTTACAAGGGTAATTTCACGATGGCGGCGGAAAAGAAGTGGCTTACGATCAATTCCTTGTCCGCCAAATCCAATGTGACTACCGAGGTGCAGGGAGAACGTCCGAGCACCACGTCTTTGAACAAATGCACGATCAAGCATCCGGGTACTGAAGAAGATGCGGCGGGTTTCTGCCGTCAGGCGATGGCCGATGATCTGGTCTATCTTGTACAGCAGCGCAACGGCAAGTTTCGTGTGATGGGGTGTGAGGAGTTCGAGACAGTGACCAAGCCCGCCCAGGCATTGGGCGAGGGAGTAACCGGAGAGGCCGGTACCACGCTTGAGATAGAAGCGACCGATGTGTGCCCGGCTCCCTTCTATCCGGGTAAAATTGAAACGGAGGATGGGGATATCTCCGGTGCGGACGGTTCCGCATGGAGCGATTCTTCTTTGGATGAACCTTGATTCTTTAAGTTTATAAATCGGAGTGGTGGTGTGGCTGGTCTATGCCGCCACTTTTTTTAATATTTTAATATATGGATGAGAAATTGACTCATAAAATACAGGACTATCTGGGTACACCGCCTTCTGAGCGTGATGTGGTGGTGGGTGCACTCTGTTGTTGTCCTTGAACCGTAATAAGATTTTGTTTCAGAATGTGATCCGCAAGCCGGAAAAGTTTGCCGATAAGGTGGAGTACGAATTGCGCAAGCACTTGAAAATCCGTTTGGATGGAAAAACCGTATCTGATATCGCACGGATGAATATCACGGTCATACCTTCCGCACAACGGATCATAGACGGAGGTGTTCCGGTACTGGATGTGGATGATGAGTTCCCGGAGCGAATGTCGCCAAAGGCAGGCGTATGGATCATGACCGGCTTCCTCCTGAGATTCAACGTCTGTGGACGGATAACGGGGCGTTATGGTTTAAGATCAAAGAGTTGTTCGAGCAGCTGAAGGGCATGGAGTCGGCGCCGGCTTGTGACCGTTACGAATACCTGAAGCTGCTTGATGAAGCGGACAAGAAGTATCGTGCCAACCTGCAGGCATACGATGATTATAAGCCTGGTGATCCGGTGACGAAGACGGAAGATGCTTCCGGGCTGGACCCGGCTGAAATCGCTAAAAAAGTGGGTGCGGCACGCAAGTATCTGTCTGACAACAAGAAGAAGCTGTCGGAGTTGAAGGATACGGATGCCGGCAAGTTTACTGCCTTGTTGCAGAAGGTACAACAGCGGTATGACTTCCTGATTGCTACCGGTAATGTGGTGGATGAGACACAGGCAGCGGAACTGGCGGCGGTGGGAGTGACCATCTCAACCGATGAAAAAGGTTAGGCAACTGTTGCGGCCACTGTCTGAAGCACCCTTGCAAGCGTATTTGGATAACCGCGTGCAGCTATTCGACATCATCGAGATGATTCTGAGCGAGACTGGTCCGGCGGAGATTTACATCTCCACCTTTTCCACTTCCGAAGAGTTTCTCCGCCGGATCTATCGCTTGAAGCGGCGCGGCCAGCTTACCCGGGCTACCATGTTGGCGGACTTGAAGGCATCCCGTAAGACGGTCAATCTTTATACTTTCATTGCCAATGTGTTCGATGAAGTGTACCTGTCTGAAAATCATTCAAAAGTGATTCTCATTCAAAATGCGAGGTGGCAGGTGTCGATATGCACCTCACAGAATCAGACAAGGGGCAATCGTACCGAGAGCGGAATCATCACAACCGATCCCGCTGTTTTTATACAACTGAGAGAGCGTTACGCTCATATTATTAATACTAACGCTATACAACTGGATGGTCTATTCAACGGAACAACTTGATCGGATCAGCGAGCTGGCGGCTCTGCTGACCCCTATATCCGATATGGCAGTGCTGCTTGATGTGGATGCGGACACGCTGCGTCTGGATATCCTTGACCGTAATTCGCCTGTTTCCAGGGCGTATTATCACGCCAAGGCATCCACTGCACTGAAACTGCGTAGACAGGAGATCGAACTGGCGAATGTGGGCAGTCCGTTGGCGGTGTCGTTGACAAACGGTTATCTGTTGAATATGGACGCTGATGAAGATCTGTAATAACTATGCCTGTACCTGCTACGATAGAAGTATGTGAGAAATATCTGTTCGCCGATGTCAACGAGATGGCGGCTGACGGCATTCCCGAACTGATTCAACAGCGGTTGATCCGGCTCCGGGATATGTATAATTACTGGTTACAGTTCCCGCGCAAAAAAGATTTGGAGATTGTGCAGGAACTGGAGTATCGCTACAAGATCAGCAAATCTTCCGCATACGATGATGTACGCATTATCAAGCGTCTGTTGGGTGACCTGGCCAAGACAACCAAGGATTACCATCGCTACAAGTTCTGCCAGATGATTGATGAGACCTTCGAAATGGCCCGTCGTATCAAGGATGCGCGCGCCATGGGGGCTGCCGCCAATTATTATGGCAAATACACTCAGTTGGATAAAGAAGACATCTTGGACAAAGGTTATGATAAGATTATAGTGCAGCCTTTCGAGCCGACGGATGATCCGACCGTGCTTGGCATCAAGCCTATTCCTAATGTCCGGGATAGAATTAAATCAAAGATTCAACAATATTGGTCTGACGATATTGAGGATGTGGACTTTGAAGAGGTTGAGTTCAATGAAGATGATATCTTTAATCCTAAACCGAAAGAATAATGAAACAATACTTTAATGACCCTCAGCAGGAAGTGATGTACACGGCGGCCAAAGATTCGGTGATTGTGGGTGGTCGTGGTATCGGGAAAGGATTGATTCATGCGGCATGGAACTTGCGCAATATGCAGCGTATGCCCGGTTCCATTACAGGATTTGTCGGGGCGAATTGCAAGCGTGTCTTGACTAATACGTTGCCCTCCATGCTGATACATTGGGAGAACTGGGGCTTTAAGCGTGACCTGCATTGGTGTGTCGGTCGCAAGCCGCCGAAGTCATGGGGGTGGGGTGAGCCTATTTTTGAGCCCGATAACTGGGAGAATATTCTATCCTTGTATAACGGATCAATCGGCTATATCATTTCTCAGGACCGGAGCGGTACATCCAACTCGCATTCTTACGATGCGCTGGATATTGACGAAGCCAAGTTTATTGACTTCGAACAGCTGAAGGATGAGACACTTCCGGCCAATCGCGGTAACAAGCAGCACTTCGGGCATCACTTTTTTCACCATGGCATGTTGATTTCCTCTGATATGCCGGTCACTAAAAAAGGGTCTTGGTTCCTGGATTATGAGAAGAAGTGTGATCCCGAGCTGATTGAGGTGATACAGGGCGCCGTTTTTGAAATCTGGAAGACCAAAGATAAAATCAAGAAGCTGGTTGCGGCAGGTAAGGAGATACCCGCTTATCTGCGTTCTTATCTCCGTACTCTTTCACGTGATCTGTGCCGGATGCGTTCCGTTGCGGTCATGTACAAGGAATATTCAAGTATCTGGAACATGCAGGTGTTGGGTGAGAAGTGGGTTAATGACATGAAACGTGACCTGCCTCCGTTGACCTTCATGACGGCTATCCTGTGCAAGCGCATAGGCATCACCCGTGACGGATTCTATTCTTCGTTGCGTTCCGGTCACAAGTACAGTGCTACCAACTTTTCCTACCTTGACAGTTTGGAGTACAAGTTTGACAAGCTCAAGGAACCGACCTCACTGGCTGATGCCGATGTAGAACCGGGCTTGCCTATCTGCATTGCCTTCGACTTCAATGCCAACATCAACTGGCTGGTGGCAGGGCAGCCGGAAGGGCGCAAGCTCAAGGTACTTAAATCCTTTTTCGTCAAGTACGAGCGCAAGTTGCCCGAACTGATTGATGACTTCTGTAAGTATTATCGCCATCATAAACGCAAGAAGGTCGTCTTTTACTTCGACAGCACGGCTTTGGGGTCAAATTATGCAGTCAATAACCAGGACTTCAAATGGGTTATCTCCCATGAATTTAAGAAACGGGGTTGGGAGGTCGAAGAGGTCCATATCGGTCCTCCCATGAAGCACATCGAAAAGTACCTTTTGATTAACCGCATGTTGTCCGGACAGGCGAATCTTATACCTTTCTTTAACGAGCAGAATAATGAAGATCTGCTGATATCCATCCAGACGGCAGGTGTGTACAATGGGGGCAAGGACAAACGGGGTGAAAAGCTGGCGGAAACGGAGGAGGACCGGCTTGAAGGGCGTACCGATGGCTCCGATGCGTTTGATACCTTGTGTATCGGCTGTGAGAAATTTCCACGCACCCATATCAATCTGTTTGTTACTTCCGCATTGTAGAGATTACCGAAGTGTATATCTCATTACCGTGCATCATATGGTGTGCGGTTTTTTTTCCCTAGTTTGCGGCATACCGCCCGTTTGGTAATAATAAGTTACATATTCCGCTGTTTTTTTTGGGTGGGTAATGATTTTTTCGATAGCGCGGTGGGGGGTACGCTTCGCTAGTTCCGCACAAGGTGCGGGTGAAAAAGGCTGTAAATGCTTGATAAATAGGCAATCATTTTTTTGAGCGCTGGAAAACTGAAAAAAATATGGTCGTAAATGCTTGAAAAAGATAGGTAATTCGTTGATTATTAACTATTTTTAATCTTTAGGCGAAAAATGGATTATTTTAAAGGTGTGGGTTAGACGTTTGTATGTTTTTTGATTTTCAACTCATAAAAAAAAAAATGATTGGGCTTTATGGCTTTTTATTGTGCTTTTATAAACTGTATTTATGTATAATATATTGATTTATAGTTTATTATGTAATATTTTACTGTTGTGTATTAACTATAAAATGAGTATCTTTGTATTGTAAGGATAAGGCATAAAGGTTGCACTCTTTATGCTGTTTAACTCCTGATAATAACAAATGTTTAACTCATTAAATTTTTAATTATGAACGCAAATCAAAATGCACAGAGTGTGGAAACTGCAAAAGCAGTAGTGATGGGAAACACAAAAGAAGTGGCTAACAAACAAGAAACGGCAGTTGAGAATGCTTCACTTATTCTTTTGCCTACGCTCCCCGAACAACCTAAGGAGAAAAAAACAAAAACGGAGGCTAAAGTCAAGACGGAAAAAACAGAATCACAGCAAGCTGCTCCTAAGAGTAAAAAAATGAGTATTGATGAACTGACTGATAAAGCCGAAAGGGTGTATATGTTGCAGAACAAATATTCTGAGATTCGTAGCAAACGCAAGCAGTTACAGGCTTTTGTCTTGAAGCATGAAGAGGAAACAGCGCAACTGACATTGGTTGATGCTAGGGGTATGAGTATTGTTACTCATAATCCGACAGCAATTAAAAATCTTCTGGCGGATTGGGGGAAAGACCTTAATAGTAAATTAAAAGAGGTTGAGAATAATTTGCGGACAGAATTGGAACACCTTTTATAAAAAAATCCTCCTGCATTGTTGCACCAATGCAGAGGGTGATGTAAAACAAAAGTTTCACTCATTAAAATCTTATGCAAAAATGGGAAATTATTTTGAAAATGCCAAAACAATACAGGAAAAACGTAGTATTTTGAAACAACTCTCTGAACCGATTAAAGTATTGGTGAAGATGGGGCAGATAGAATGTATAAACGAGGGGTTAAAGACTGTTTATGCCCAGTCGGGCCATTGTGAGTTGAAAACATTGAAGCAATGGAACAGCGAGGGTAAGAAAATCCGTAAAGGTGAGCACGCCCTTTGTCTATGGGGCATCCCAAGCAACGGACGCCGAAAGTTGATGAAGCGGATACGGAAGAGAATGACCCTTTGAACTTTTTTCCGATTTGTTTTGTGTTCTCTAATTTGCAGGTCTATGAAAAACAATGATTTGAAGCCTTATGGAACGTATTTGAATATGTTGGCGCACAAATACGATAAAGGACAGGTGTTTGAGGACTTTTTACAGATTATAGTCTGTTGTTTGCAGATGGGGAGAGCAGAAGAACTTTATTTTAAGACGATTAAGAAATATAGTCGGGATGAATTACAGTATTTTTCTTTGGCTTTTGCTTCGTTGGTGGATGAAATGACACGTAAAGAATTACAGGACCCCTTTTATGGCTGGTTTGAACAAAATCTTTTAAATGCAGGTAGTGGGCAATTTTTTACCCCTCGGCCTGTTGCGGATTTGCTGGCACAATTGGTATATATTCCCACTGTTGATAAAGCCGATAAGGTGGATAGTGATAAACGTATATACGACCCTTGTTGTGGTAGTGGTGGGCTTATTTTGGCTTGTGCGAGAAAAGACCGTAACCGTTATTTTGTTGCAGCGGATATCTCTTATACTTGTTGTTTAATGACTTTAGTGAATATGTGTTTGTATTCCTTGAGTGGTGAGGTTCTTCATATGGATTCACTGTCTTCTGATACTTGTTGGCATAGATGGTTGGTTATTGTGGACAGCTTTACTAAATTACCAACAATCTATGAAGTGACGGACAATACACCGACACCGCATGAATCCTCAGCAGATTTGCAACCGATGAAGTTGCAGGGAAATATTCAGCCGGTTAAGGATATGACACCGCAGATTCAGTTTGTCCGTTTTGGCGCTAGATAATGCGTTAGAAAGTCTGAAAAGGTGCTCTATACCTCGATTCGGGGGATGGAGTGCCTTTGCGTGTCACCCCCTGCGGTGGCTTGCAGACACAACCTCCTGCTCTTTGTTTGGAGGCCGTGTCTGCAAGCACGCAGGGGGAAAGCGGAATTTTTTGTTTAACGCAATAGAATTGCGATAAGGGAACGCATTAAAAATGCGATTGCTTGAGAAAAATTGTTGCCGGTTCTATTATATCATTCTTGCTATTATGGATGCTATAAAGCTGATGATAAAGTACATTATGGATAGGTATTTGTTTCTATTTTTGTAATCTTGAATTCTTTGCGCTGTCAGATATTATCATTATATTTGCAGTGCCCTCAAATTTAGTGACATAAATACTGGTAAAACAGGACATGAATCCCTTTTCAAGACGTAATCCGTAAAATCGGGTTAAGGTTACACTAATACCTTTGGGCGCGTTTTGATAAGGGATTCGCCATATTTGTCTGGAATGGAGAATTTTGATGTTGAAAAATTGATAAAGTACATAGAACCTATAAAAGATGGAACAAACTATTGGTTGGTTCGAACAATGGGAGGCGATTATTATGATGAATATGTAGATAAACATTTCATAGCGATCGGATATAATGAAATAACTGTTGATGATTTAAATCATCTCCCTGAAAAAGAAAAAACTGCTAGAAAAATATTGCAAGAAATGTTGAAAGGCAGGAGGGAAAATATTCGCAATACAAGTTATCCTGCTTCACAGATGCTTCGTTTTGCGCGTGAAATGAAAGTGGGTGATATTGTTATCGTACCAGCTTCTTCTTCCTATAAAGTTACTTTTGGAGTTATAGAGAGTGAACTATATCAAGAAAAGATGAATCTTCATGCGGCATTGGGCTGTCCTTTTGCAAAAAGAAGAAATGTAAAGTGGTTAAGAACATCAATGCGTCATTCCTTGCCAGCGGAATTACAGTTGATGTTCAATTCAAGACATATAATTTCAGAAATTAAGTCTATGCTTCATATGTAGATAACTTCTTAAACGATTTCTATACTAAAGGAGATATGACCTATCTTGTCCTAAGAGTGAGACAAGAAGATACATTGTCTGCTGATGATTTTACTTTAGTCGGTGATTTAATGGAGTTATTTAATGATTATTCTTCAAAAAATGGTTTGGGACTTACATCACAAGACATAAAAATGAAGATGTCTGTACAATCACCTGGTGACATATTAGTATTTGCTCAATCTCCAGAAGGAATCACGATTATAGGACTTATAGTACTGTTTATTAAGGGAGGCACATTTTCTATTAATGTAGGTAACTTTCATGTTGAAGCGAAATCACCCACAATCGGAGATACATTTTCTAAAATGGTGAAGACGGTTAATGAATTTTTAAATGATAGAACAAAGCGTAAGACTATAAAAAAATTGAGTAAGAAATTAGATAATATGGAAATAGAAGCTCCAACAGCTATTGTAGATATGATAAAGCAATTGGGAACTTCATCTACAAAATCGGATTCAGATAGTACGGATGAAAAATCTATTTGATTTTTTTGGGATGATAGCAACAAACTGTAAATATTAATCCCACTAATATGGATAAGATTATGCAACATTTTATATAGGTAGCTGAAGGAGTATAGGATAAAAGTTTGAATATCCATTTGAATATGCATCCTAATAAACCGCAGCAAAAACAAGCAGCTCCAAAATATGATATTATATAATGTAGGGCTTTTTTCATGCTGCAAATATATTTATTTAATATATAAAATGAAAAAGGATAATGTTAAAATAGACATTATCCTTTTTATAAAGCATCGACTAAAATCCCACAACAGCAGGATTTATTTTAAATAAAGTTTGGCACTCTCAAATATAATTCTCATATTTGCGGAGTCAAACATCAAACTTGTTCGTCAAGTACGTAGAGCGCGGTTAATGCTCATGGTTTTTAATGGGCTTTTTTTATGCCTATACATAATCATTTTCGTGAATTCATGGAAATGGTACATATAAAAGGATATTGTAGAAGTCGCAACTTGTTGTGCAAAGTCTACGGCTGCCTTTCCCAAAACTTAATTGCTCTACGGAGTGACACGTTTGATGTTTGACGACACGGGAGATGGCAGCCGTTCTTTTTCTGCCTAAAATGTCAAACATCAAACCGTATGAAACAAACAGTTTCAATTCCTGCTACCGACATAAATGTCGTGAGCAAATCGTCAGTCCTAACTATGTGGCTGGACCGTGAGAATCAATTATTTTCTTCCGTTCTTGAAGAATCAGTGTCTAACCGTCAGGTGTGCCTTATGGCTCATACTTCCTTAGCTTTTTCTGCATTGGTATGTGCCGGTTTTGTGTCGGCAGTTCCGGCATTGCTTTGCCTGGCTTGGTTTGTTGTGTCGTTACATCTTGCTTGGAAAGGAGGTCTGAGATGAAATTCTTTATTGATAGACCCAGAACTTACCTGTCTGTTAACAATAAAGACATGGCTATGAACCAGTGGATTCCCACTTTCGCTTATGTTTTGCTTCCTGATGAATTGTCGCGTGATGCCTTTATTGAGAGTGTTCGTGCCAAAGCGTCCATGTTGGATGAAGAGTTTCCAAGAACCAAACCGTTTTGTGTGGATGTTTCTGGAAACTATGTTATGAGTATTGAGGTCTATCCTGATAAGAGACCGTATAATACTGTCTTCATAGTTCATATTTATCCTGTACGTGGAGAGTTCCGCTTCTGTGAAGCTTCAGACCCGAAAATGCTGGAAGGAGGTTTGCGATGAATGACGAATTTTCAATAATGAAGACTGTCGAGATAGGTAGTGACGGTAATAAAGAAGTCAAATTTCATTTATTTGCTCAAAATTATGGAGATATATCCGAAATAAATCATGAACAATTAATCCGATTAGATGCGTTTTTGCATGACTATGTTACAAAGGAGGTGAAGCATGAAAAATAATTCTACTCCCAATCAATCTCGTGTGGAGGAATATGTATTGATTGAATATCTGATGGCGTTTCTTCCGGCTGATCAACCCGATGGTGATGGTGTGTTGTTGAAAAGCACACAAGATATTCAAGATGATTTGTCTGATATGGTGGAGTTGTCCTTGAATGATATTGCATCTATGATGCGTGATACAGGCTATCACATCCATATAGACAGTGACAATCGTCCCAAATGGATGATGATGCGTCGATAAGAAATATTTTTTTATACATTTTACATAGGGGGCATTCTGTTGTGAAACAGAGTGTCCTTGTCTTTTATTACCCGTGGTATTTGCCTTATTTTTGAAATAAAAAAGATTATATGATAGTTTTAGTAAAGGATATCCCAGCCTACGCCTTCAGTTCCGGACTGAACGAGCTGGTGTTCGCTACGGATCAGAATAAGGCTGTTCTTTCATTGACGGCCGGAGAAAAAGAGATTCTGTCCGAAACTTACATTCCGGATGCGTCCGGCCGGATAACCATCAATGATTTGCAGGGCTTGATTGAACCGTATTTGGTGACAAACCTGATAGAACGGTGCAGTTATCGGATAACGGACGGATCATCCGAGCAGAATAAAAACTTTACGGTGCAGTTCTGTGCTGCGGAGTCCTCCATGCCGGCTGCGGATTTTATGGCGGGTTATTTCCTGTCCACGCTGATGGGAGAGAAGGTTACGGCGATAGGGCGCAAGGAGTTCGTGCATCTGGTCACGACTGAGGCATGTCCTGTGATTGCTACCTGTGTCTATTACCGTGACGAAGACGGTTTGTCTACCCATGAGGTGAGTTTGCGGCAGGTGACAGATACGGACAAGATCGTCACGGTAGAAGTTTCTCCCGAATTGTTGGTCAAACCGGGCTTCGAGCTGGTGCGCTATATCATTCATGCCGGAGTACGGACGCAGACCTTCTCACTCGATCCTGATGCGCCCGATGTCGCTCCGGTTCTGTTGTTCACCAATTCTTTCGGGTGCCAGGAGACGGTTTACTGTACCGGAACTCATGCGTTGGAGCCGGAATACGCCCGGTCCACCGCTTACACTAATGGCATGTTCCGTAATTATCGGATTGATGAGACCAAGGTGTTCAAGGCCAATACGGGTGTGTTGACACATGAGATGGCGTTGTGGCTCGATGATTTGTTCCGGTCTAAAGAGATTTATCTGCTGGAGGGTACGACAGTGGGCAAGGAGATTACCATCACCGAGTCGGAATCGAAGCGCAGCAACGATCCGGATCATTTGCCGTTCTTTACTTTCTCTTATCGGTATGCGCAGCGTAATCACAATATCTTGCAGTTGCCGCGTGCCGGACGTGTGTTCGATAATACATTTGATTATACGTTTGAGTGATATGGGCATAAAGGTAATACATAGGTTTGATGCCATCCGGCTGCTGGAATCCGGACAGCCGGTTGATTTGCGTGTCTGGAAATTGTCCACAGGTGACATCATTGAGTACAAGGGGGTGATCTGTATCGGTTCCCATTGGCGGGGAGGCACGCATCTGTCAAATGTCCCAAATCCGGACTGCCGCGCAGGTTGCGTGATATCACATTGTTTTCAATTAATGGTATGGAGGTTTATTTATGAAAAATAAGACAAACAGCAGGGTGCGGCTGGACTATATCCCTTCAGGCGTGTTTGAGGTGGGTAAATCCGGCGTGCAGGTATCCATGGAGACGGTCGAGGACAGTTCGGCGGTTTTTGACGAGGATGGCGAAGATGTGTCCTCGACGACGTTGCCGGGGGCGAAAGGTTATAAATACGTGAACTGGGGCGCTGACAACAGGCTACCGTATGAGCTGATCAGGTTGATAGGGGTTGACGAGGTGATGTCTCAGAACAAATTGTTCAATGTGCTTACCTGTTACGGTGCCGGGCAGAAGTATAATGACTATGATACCGGCAGACCGACTGTTGATAAGGAAATTAAAAAATGGATGCTGCATAACAGTATACCTTCCTTCATGCTTGAACAGGCGACAGATATGAAGTATTATTTTTTCTGTGTGTCGGTGATCATACTGTCTGTTGACGGTTCCCGGATTGTCAGACTCCGGCACAAGGAGGCCTGTTATTGCCGGTTTGAAAAGGCGGATGACAAGGGACGTATCAATCATGTCTTCTATGGCAACTTCCGGAAGTCGGCCTTGCGTGAGGATGAGATCGAGGTGCTGCCGCTGCTTGACGAAAAAGACCCGTTGGGTGATCTGGAGGTCCGGATGGGGCGTGCGCCCGGCAAGGACGGAAAAAAGTCTCCACCCACCAAAGACCGCAAGTTTGCCATTCTGGTCCGTTTTCCGACGCCCGGTTGCCGGTACTATCCGTTACCCAACTATACTTCTATATTTCGAGGCGACTGGTTTGACATCAAGCGGTTGATCGGTAAGGGGAAAAAAGCCAAGCTGAAGAATCATGCGACGGTTAAGTACCAGGTTGAAGTTCACAAGGATTTTTGGTCCAATCTGTTGGCTGAAGAGCACATAACCGAGCCTGTAAAGCAGCTGGAGCGCATTAAGAAAGAAAAAGAGAATATTAAAAATTTTGTGTCCGGCATCGAGAATTCCGGCAAGGTCTGGATTACCGGTTATTACATCGATCCTAACGGCAAGGAGAACCGTATGGTGCGTATCAATGTGATTGATACGACTAAAGAGGGTGGCGACTGGTCTGAAGACATTCAAGAGGCGTCCAATATTACCTGTTATGGTGATAATATTCATCCCAATCTGGTGGGGGCCACTCCGGGCAAGTCACAGTCCAATAACTCCGGATCTGACAAGCGCGAGCTGTTTACTCTCAAGCAGTCGCTTGAGATTGCCTTTCATGATCTGATGTACATGCCGCATAACGTGGTGATTCATTACAACGGATGGGGTGAGAGGGTCTATCCGGATGTGCCGATGATCCTGCTCACGACTCTGGATCAGAATACCGATGCCAAATCAACGACAGCTAACCGGATAAACCATAACAACGATGAAGATGATAATTGATAAACAGACTTTTGAGAAGGTCGTTTTTGCAGCCGCTTCGGCAAACGTGTATGTGTTTGATGCGATACAAGATCGGTTTGAACAGGCTGAACATAAGCTCTTCGGCACGGTGCTGGGGCGTGATACGGATGTGGATACGCTGCCCGTTAAAGAAGATGTGTGCCGTTATATCTGTCTTGATGCGTTTTATCAGGCGATCCCGGGGCTGGATCTGATACTGACGGATACGGGGTTCGGTATTGTCAATAACCAGAATATATCTCCGGCATCACGTGACCGGGTTGAATCGTTACGCGTGCAGATACAGCGTGAGGCGGATTATGCGCTGGACTGTATTATTGAGGCATGACTGGTGATGACGCTTGGTCTTCCTCAGTTTGTGCCCGGTTGGTGATCAGTTCCCTTTACTATACCGGTGCCCATGTGCGTGATTTTGCAGGCCGACCGGCAGCTATCCGTACTGATCTGCTCGAACTTCGTCCGCAAATCAGCGAGGCTGAAGAATATATCCGGCGCGAGATATCCGCAGTTTTGTTTGATCATTTGCTTGAACAAATCCGGCATAAGTCACTGGCTGAAGCCGAGATACCGTTGGTTTGTGCGCTCCGTAGGGCGATAGGGTTTTGGATCAACAAGCAGTTGCCGGCATTCCGTGTGGAACTGGCGAATGTGGTTAACTTGCTGGAGGGGTGTCCGGACGATTTTCCGGCGTATAAGGATAGCGATGCGTATAAGGTAAAACATTTTGAATACTATAAAAATGAAAAAGAAGACACCTGCTACTTTTGGGGATAGGTTGATCAACTTCCATCTGCCGGATGCATGGCACAAGCTGGAGCAATGGCAGTTGCGCTATGTGTGTTATATCATGACCCGTTTTGATCCGGTCACGGCAAAGACATACATCTTTGTCCGGCTGCTGGGGATCACTGTATTGCGCAGACAGGAGGACGGTGGATTTGTTCTGTTCGCAACGGATGGAAAAAGGTTCGGTTCTTTGTTCATTCGTGGCAGGTACAGTGTTTCCTGCACACGCTGGACTTTATCGAGCGTCCGGGTGATATGCCTTTCTGCCTGTGGCGGATCGGCAGGTTTCGGTCGGTGGATGCCCGGTTGCATGATGTTCCGTTTAAGGAGTATGTCAGTATTGAGAATTATTATCAGGGCTTTTTACACACGCGCGATAACGCTCTTCTGCGTTCCATGGCAATTTTGTTGTACGTGGATCGCAAAGGGCGGCATCCCCGCCGGTTCAATCCTTCGGAAGAAGAACTGCTGTCCGTGTTTTTGTGGATTGCATCGGTTAAGAATCATTTTACAAAATGCTTTCCCTATCTGTTCCGTCCTCCGGAACAACTGGAGGGTGAAGCCTTTAATATGCTTGAACTCGTCAATGCGGAGATTCGGGCATTGACAGGCGGGGATATCACAAAGGAGAGAGAAGTATTGCAGATGGATTGTTGGCGGGCGTTGACCGAACTGAATGAGAAGGCCCGCGAGGCACAGGAGTTACAACAGAGATATGGATGCAAATAATTTATTCGATGCGCTGTCCTATTTTAAAGGAATGTGCAGAAAAAACAAATTGGCCAAGGCTCACGCTTTTTATCCGTGTGTCTGTTCCGGCATAAACTCGCTTGAAGAGGTTCTTCAGAACCTTCGGCGCGAATCCGCTTTTTTCGCGGTAGATGATACGAATGACGGAGTGACCGAGAAGCGTTCCGGAGGATATTTTAAAAAGCGTACTTTTACCGTGTTTCTCATGATGCGGTACCGTATCAGTGATATGGCGGAACGCCAAGCGGCACTGGAGGTGTGCCGGCAGCTGTTCCGCCAGGTGCACAGCAGGATGCTGGTTGACCGTGAGAATCTGGATAACGAACTGGTGTACCTGAATACGGATAATGTGTATTCACGTGAACTGGGTGAATATTTTATTTCCGGATGCACAGGTCTGTATTTTATGATTGATGTTTCCGAACCGGTATCTCTAATTTATGACAGTGATGAGTGGGAGGAATGAGAACAGGCCGAAGTCCACGGCTGAAGATCGGGCAAAGTATAAGAAGCGTGGGCCGAGATGATGGTCACTATCTGGAGGGAGAAGATCATGAGACTGCACGTGGTTGATACGGTGTTACTGCACAATGATATTACGGAGAATGTGACAATGGGCAGTAGTGAACTGACGGTGATCCAGCATAAGTTTATGGAATATGGCATTTATCAGGATTGTGGTACGGGGCGGGGGTATGAGATCGATGGCCAGTTGTATAATGACGGGCATAGAGGCATAACAAGGGTGATTTGAAGTTTTTGAATCCGGATTTGAGAGGCAAGAATTATGTGCACAGACAAAAATCTGGCAAGATTACTTCAGGTGAGCCTCGTAAACCCCGTGAATGGTTCTCACGTGCCTATTTTGCTTCGGTCATGGTCTTGAAAGAGCAGATGGCATATATGTATGGTGAGGAGTTCTGTGGTCTGCTTGCGGAGAAGATTGAAGAGGCGAATCACAAGCGCAGTACCTCCATGCGTTCGCATTTGTGGGGGCATCATCAAAAGAAATGATGTCTTTTTACGGCTTTTGGCTTTGTTGTTACTTTGGAATAAAAAAGTAAATGGCGGATATTAAAGACACATTAAAAAAATTGGCCGAGCAGATAAGGGATGAACGTAATGCCGGAGCGAATACGGCATTGCGTGTCGGTTCTTTGTTGTTGGCCATGATTGATGCAGGTGCTGATATAACTGATTTTGAAAAATATTTCCTTCGTAAAGATAAAGAAGATATCGCCAATGATCTGATCACTTTTTTGAAAGGTCTTTTGATTGGTAAGAACGGTAGTGGAATTACTGTACTGGAAGATGGTACTCTCAAGCCGTTGTTGACCGGCTTTATGTGAAGATTAAGGCTGTCTTTGATGAACTTGAAGTGAAAAAGAAAACGCATGTTGGTGGTGAACAGATCATATCTCCGGCCGGAATGAAGTGTGTCAGGGTGGAGGAACTTGATGAGAGCTACCGCTGTTTCTTTTGTCGGAAGTCGATGGAGTGACAATCAATAACGAATTTACAGTCGGTACATTAGCATTAGCCCAAGAATTTAACATTAAAGAAGGAACATCTCACAATGTATCCAACCGCTACTACTGGCGCGAGGTGACAGGAGTAGGAGCTGACTATATTGACTTGAGCAAAACCAATGCCGACAAGGACAGTGATATCCCGGTTGCCGGTGATGATATTATTGGTTTGGGACACTTGACGGATATCACTCGTCAGGCAGCTATAATCCTTTCTTCTGTTAATGAAACTTCGCCTTCCATTACTTTCTATCAAGGTATCAATACCTTTTCTTTGGTTGGCAAAGAAGTTATCGGGCTGGGCTTTGACAAGTCCACCGGACACGCCTATATCAATGTGTATGGTGATGCCTATATCGGTGCCAAGGATGAGAGCACTTACATCCGTTATACACAAAAAGGCGGTGTTGATATCAAGGGTATGTTCCATATCGAGCAGGGTTCCACCGGATGGCGTAACATGGAAGGGCTTCCGGATGAGATACAGGCGGCTGCCGATCTGGCCCAAAAGGCTCAGGATGCAATAGACAATGCGGCTGTCGGGAGTGTCAATCTGTTGCGTAACTCCGGGTTTACGGGAGATTATGATAGTGAAACATTGTCCTCTGATACTCAATTGTCTGCTGATACCGATTTGTATAGTAAACAATTAAAGTATTGGACGGGTGTGGCTACCGTATCCGCGGACAGTGCTGCCGGCTCCGGGTATTCTGCTTCAATCGGTAGTTTGTCCCAATCCGTGTCCTTGATTAAAAATGAGAACTATGTTATATCCTTTAAAGCTAAAGGTGTGTCTGTGGCTGTTTCGTGTGGTGATTTCAGCACAACTCAGCCTCTTACGTCCGGTTATCAAAGATACACTTTCAAGTTCGCATTTAACGGTACAGGTATTTTCATGCTTAGCGGTACCGCAACCGTTTGTGATCTTCAACTAGAGCGTGGGACCATCGCCACCGATTGGAAGCCTTCAATTCTTGATAACGACAAGTCCATGGCCGGTTTTCAGTCAATCAATTATATCGCCAGCGCGATTAAAGATGGTTCTGTGGACATCCTTGGCGGTTTGATACTGGCTAATATGATCCAATTAGGCAACTACAAGGATGGCAAGATGCAGAAGGTCACCGCCGGAGTTAGCGGCATATACAATGACGATGATGATGTGGCATTTTGGCAGGTGGCACGTTACAACAGGCTATATTGACCGTAATGAAGTTTCGTAATGACCCCGATTACCAGCCCACCGATGAAGAATGGGCGAATATGGCGAACTTCGTTGCCACTCATGGTGGCGATACGTTCCTTCGTGGCTATATTTATGCTTGGGTGGTAAGTTCCGCGGTGTGGTTGAAGCCTTGGGCGGATTTTTCCGCGGAAAAGTAGAAACATCTGTTGACGGGAAACGCATTGTCATTGATCCGGATAAAAATACTCTTGAAATGTACACGACTGAAGGACATACCACCTTGATATTAAGGTTCGACACATCATCGGACGGATGGGAATATGGTGATTTGATTTTGCGGAAATATGCAGGGGACCAATTGATACTAGAAACGACTGTATATCCGGAACGTATCAGAATACAGAATTATGTAGAAAATACGGATATTATTCTTAATCCCAATAACGTATCCTTTTATGGTTCCAACGGCGAAATGCTGCTGGTCGGGATGAAACCGATATACAACGGGGTGAATGTGTATAAGCATGTGGCCAATATTGATTGCAGTAATTGGCCGGGGAAAGATGATGTTTCGTCAGGTCAGGTATATGTGGAATATGAGACAGTAGAAGGAGTCGTGACAAACGGGACTTTAAAAGTAAAGAAGTGATATGGAACTGAATAGTATTAACAAAACGGGAACTTGGAGCGAAGCGGCAGACCGTCTTAACAACAACTTTAGCAAGACGTCCGCCGAAGTGGAGAAGGTCAAGCAGAACGGCATCCGCAACAAAGGCTTGTTCTCTAGTCTTAAATTGCTGGAAGAGGCTGTTCCATCTCCTGTTGTGGGTGACTGGGCTATTGTGGGGGATACCATACCGGGCCCTATATATGAATGCAAGATAAAGGGGAAATGGAGTCCTACAGGCACGACAGGAGGTGGCGGAAGTGTTGACTTGAACGGATACCTGACAGCGAGGAGATAGACGATGTAACATCAATATTATAAGAGTTATGATAAGAATTAATTATCAGTCCGATTTTAAATCATAGAGAAGAGCCTGAATGGAGATATAAATACTCCCTTCCGGTTTACTTACCGCACAGTCCTGTCGGGATGTGTTGTCGCGGAGTTTGACGGGCGCGGGTACAAGAACTGCTATAGGCTTGATGATGGTAGTCTGTTGGTCATTTTTGACAGTCACGGACTCCGTCCCGGCACTCTGTCGGTCAAACGCGAATACTATCTTTCCGATGCTGATTTTGCCGATGGCATCTGCAATCTTGTATCGGTGGAGAATACAGGTGTTATCCTCATTGCCGGAAAGACGGATGAGAGCACGGCGGAGATCATGTCCTATCCGGATTATGCCGCATACAATGCAGTGCAGAGCGTTCCTCTGTCAGAGAGGGAGTATGATGATGTGCTTTTTAATAGTTAAATAAATATACATAAAATAACAACAGTCCAAGTTCCCCCGGAACTTAGGCTAATAATAAGATACATTATGGCAAAAATGCATAAACTGACCAAGGGTGGACAAACCATATTCCCGGCTACCATCTATGACGCTGTGGTCAATCCCAAAACACGCAAGAGCCTGACTACGGAACTGACCAATCTGTCCAAAATGGGAATCTATACGGTTCCTTTCACCAGACAGGAATATCAGGAAGGTACCGGAACGGATTTTGAGGGAAGCATCCTTAAATGTCTGACAATATTAGGAACCTCCAGAGACAAGTACGTGGAAAACGAATCGCACAGCCAGTTCACCACTTACTACCATACCAATGACGGTAGCAACAACAGGGAGGACGTGGTTTATGCCAATATCAGTGGTATAGGTACAGGCTTGTACAGATCGGTCGCCATCTTCAGAGACAATGACAATTCTCTCATATATGAGGGCCGGTGCAGGGGTGAATGCCTGTTCATCGTTCCCAGCGGTCATACAATATACCTGTCGGCAGGCTCGTTCAACGGTTCGGTCCCCAAATGGGGTGTCTCTTTGACAGACGGTGTCACCAAAACAAAAGAACTGATAAGGGAGGAGGTCATGGCTTATACCAATATCATCAGGAAACTGCCGCTTTCCGTAATTTTTCCATCCGGTCCTGGCATCACTGTTGAAACGGCTGAGTATATGACGAAGATATCATGGGACGAAAGTGCGGCCAAGATCGCAACATGCTATGTACGCTCGTCAGCATCCCTTCCGCTTACAATATCATCTAATTACTGGTTTGAGATATATAATACCGGCAGTTCCGACATGGTTGTGGGTATTGGTGTCACCGGCGGTTCTGCGGACTGGTCCAAAGGCTATATCGCCTCAAAGTCAGTAACCATAGCGGCAGGAGGTCGTTATAGCGGCTCGTTTTCCGAACAGGACTGGGCGGACGCCGGTGCCGTATACGGCACGAATGTTTACACACATGTCGTTCTGAAAGGCAAACTGGATGCCAACGCACTTTCATCCGCCGGCTCGCTGGAAGTCAGGGAGTTCTATACATCGGATGTCATACATGCACAGACGGCGAAGACGTCCGACACCTCCGACTATTCGGATATCTCCGGGTATTCGGAGAGGGCTGCCGATGCGAAACATGCCGACAACGCGGAAAATGCGACAAATGCCGGATGGGAGATCGGAGGACTTGCAGAGGATGCGGTATTCAGAGACCTCGGACCATCCGGTTACATCAGGGAGGCCATGACCATCAATCCCGTAGATGCACGGACTATCCGCCTGACCTCCAATATCGACGCGGAAACCATAGGCTCCCGGTATAGAGGGGTATACTGGAAGGTAACTTTCTCCGACATGGAGGAGTTGAGAGGCACATGGTTGCTGACATCAGAGCTGGGCGCGGACAAGTATCCAAACAGATATCTCCTGCCCGGTATCCAGGACTGGGGAGGCTACCTTGACCTGGCGCTTCCAGCGGATGGGGAATGGAACTTCTACAACCTGCTTATGAAATGGAAGGCGGGGCATGAGGACAGATGGGCCGACACTTTTGGCAGGGGATATTTTTATGTCTGTCTGGTTGTTTACAACATATCAGGAAAAATAGTCCCGTTTGACGACCTCATGGCCCTTGACCGGGTTCCGGAATCCACACGGGTCATAGCCTCCGAACTCTCCGTAACGGTCCGGAACGAAGTGAGGGAGATTGTCCGGGAGGAAACCGGGAAGAATCAGATTGGGGTGACCGCCTGGGGGGACTCGCTGACTGCGGGAGCGGGTGGTACTATAACCCGTCATAAGGAAAGAATCCTGAGTAAGCTCAAGGAGCTCGGTTATGATGTTTCGTCCCTGGAGGATGCGGCATCCGTCACCTATTCAAAGGCCTTGCAGGCTTTTCTTGGAGCTAGTTACAAAGTGAACAACTGCGGTGTTGGAGGAGAGTCCATCAATACAATCGCTGTCAGGATGGGAGCCAATGTCACCTTTGCGAAAGGTGATTTCGTTCTTCCTGCCGACACCTCTCCTGTCCGGATCGGAGCGTATGACGGCAGGCTGGACTCCGCATGGGGAACGGAGGTCGCCCCCCTTCTGCAGGGATCGGACACAACTGTGAACCGTGCAGCGTGGGAGGAATAGAATGTACCTTGAAATGGACCGGCTCGAGCGGTTCGGACACGACGGGCATATATACCATACAAAGGGTTGCGGCAGGAAGCAGGGCTGTAAGTTTCAGTGCCCGGACTCCCATTATAATGAGCGGTTCGCGTCTGTACGGAAATACACGGCTGGCCGTCCTCTGGTGCTGGCAGAACGGGGGATATTCCTCCGATGAAGAGCTTGTGGAGAAACTGGATAAAATGATCGCCCGGCTCGGTACGGACAAATATGTCCTTATCGGGCTGCATACGGGGACTGCGGCATCAAGGGCCGGTCAGGAGACTGTTCTGGCAGGAAGATACGGCGACAGGTTCATCAACTGGAGGGAGTATGTGTCCCGGCAGGCACTGTATGATTTCGGCATCACCCCCACGACGGATGCTGATCTGACAGAGGAGCAGAAGTCGAAGGGGGTTGTGCCGGATACGACCGCAATGGCCGAGGGTTCACTACCAATGAGTTTCTGGAGCAGCTATGTCGGGGACGAGAACGGAAAGACCAGCAATGACAAAATACATATGACAGGTGGGGCTTACGCAATTCTGGCTTATAAGATAATGGAAAGGTTCAGGGAACTGGGATATATAGATTAGTAGGGTGACTTGAAAAGTTTGAAACCACATAAAGCATATGCTTACAATATGAAACCGGATCAAGCATAAATCATCTTAGTACGGCAAACCTATTTTATGGTTTGCCGTTACTTTAACCATGTCTCTTTTATTAATGAATTGCGAACTCTGTTTCGACAAGATTCGTTCAATAGGTCAAATGCTTTTTTTACATCATCTTTATATCCATCGGTTTTACATATTTCTTTAAAAAAAGCATTTTGCTTGAGATACTCGAAATAAGATATCAATTTTGGATTGTCGGTATTCTTTTCATAATACTCTAACAGATTTACAAGATAACAGAATAATTCATCATTATTCATTTGGCCTTCAATTAGTCTTACATATCGTTTCTGGATTGATTCATCTAAATCAGCTTCTTTAGCCTCTTCTTCTATATAATTCACCTCTATGTATATATATTTGAAGTAATTTTTAAAATTACTGGCCCCTTCCTTTCCGGAGTTTTTCTCTATTTTTTTATTGTAATTTTCCCAAATATCCTTATTTGTAATTGTTGGTTTGTTTACTTGTTTTCCAAAAAAATCCCTGAATGCTGCGAAACAGCAGTGTTTTGTTGACGAGTCTTGAGCCTTTTTATAGAGTATGCTGTGTTGAGCAAATATTTGAGTAAAAGTCGTATCAAATGAGACCCTTCTAGCTACCTTTTTCTGCAATACAATAGCTTCTGACTGTTTATAAAAGGCTTTTTTGGCATAGATAACTGAAAATATTGCAACCATGCTGTCAGCCAGGTAGGTAAATCTCCTAATATCTCTCCTGTTTCACATTCATTGGATCTGTAGGATAATTCACACAAAAAAATGGTAATGAATAACAAAAGAATGGTAATGAATAATATTATCTTAGCCACTACCACAGTCCCAATCATATATTTAATCAAATGCCATTTATTCATTCTCTTTTTTTTGTAAAGGAAATATATATCAACAATATGGACAAGTCTATAATACATGTTTCTTGACATATTTTGAATTCTTGCTTTTTGTATCATTAGGCATATATTTAATATGTTGTCAAAACTTTCCGAATTACTTTACAGATTTATAATAGCTAATACAACCGGTTCATACGCTCTTCCTATTTCACGCAATCCACCGCTATCATAACTCGGATGAACCCCGTCTCTTCCATTTTGTAGAACTGTCGTAGTTGCACCGTATAAGTCACATAGTGATTTTTCAGAAAGTGAGCCATATCCATATATATTGTCCATCATCGCATAAACAGGAACAAGAGTAACATAGTCGCTATAAGGATTACCTGTATCATCGTTTCCTTCAAACAGTGATATGATTTCTTCGGCAAATGACAATACACTATATTTCTTAGGGCTGTTGTTGTTATTACTACCGCCCGAAAAAGTCATAAGTTCAGCACCATAAACCTCTAATCCAAAAACGAATTTAGTATCCGGATACTGGTTGTGAAATTTATCAATAATTTGTTTCGCACGTAATCTGGCTGTCTGTACACTTTCTGAATTTACGTCCTCATAAGACTTTACCTCGTTGTATCCCCACTGGAGAATGAAGATGTCAGGAGCATCAAATCCCCAATAATCGAAGTAGTATTTGAAATCCAACTCATCAGTTGACGGATTCCAGAACGGATTATACCTCGCATCATCCGCAGATGTGTATGTAATCGTTGCATCACCGGCCAGAGTGTTACCATTAGCGGATTGTGTTTTTGTGATTGTACCGCCTGACGGGAAATTCCCTGTTCCTGACGTATCATCTTCCGTACCATCACCATAATTAGGGTCTGAACTGAATTTCCCCAATTTTAGTTTTCCGCTATATTTACCATCACTCCCTGCTGTCAGTCTGAATCCTCTCACTACCCAAGATATACTATTCCCATCCAAGTAAGACGTACCGGGATAGCCTGTAACCGGTAATTCTGTAATCCCCGAAACGGTCAATATCTTTGCTGCCCCTTTGGGTTCCGTGATAAAGGACATGTTCCCGCCACTCTGTACCTCACCCCAAATATCTTCGGCATAACTGGAACCGGTAGTTTTAGTGCGGTTAATCATGGTTCCGATATATTCAACCGTAACATTATCTTCTTCAAGCAAATTTTTCAATTCAACTTGCCAGCCACCCAGATCAGATATACTATCCCCACTATCCAATATCTTAACTGTCTTATGGGATGAAGGATTGGCAAGTATATTAAATTTGACTTGCAGTTCTTGCAACAATTTTCCAAATTTTCGAAGCGTAAGCTTATTATTAAAAACAGATGCAGCTACGGGGACCCTGACAATTGCCTGTCGAAAACCTTTAATGTGGTGTTTGACACTGAGAAATCAAAGTTATCATGACATGAGCACTTTATAGCCTGCTTATAATATAAATTATTTTGCCGATTGGCTTTGAAATACAAACTGGACGGCAATACTAATTTTGCCGGGAAAACTTCTTCATTTATAATTTGCTTAACTTCATCCTGTGTCGTTCCGCTGCCTATGCCTTCGGGTAAACTTTCCTCGCTAATTACATAATGAAAAGGCTCGTATTCAGTTGCGGTTGAACCATACTCAATCTGTCCTTCTGTCTTGTAATTTGAAGCTAAGAATGTCACTCTGACATAGGCTGTATTACTTTCCAATGTAATGGTTAAGGTCTGTTTATTTTGAGTGGAAGTTATGAATGTCTTATCCGAATCGTATTGGCTGAAATAAATTGGCCCCAAAGCAAGGGGATGGGCTGTTATCATCTTTCCTCCCTCTACGGCTATATAACCGGACGTCACATAAGTGGTGCTGTTAGCAACAGTTCCATCCTGACGCAAAAATCCATTACCTGCCTTATCTGGATCAAATAAGTTTTTTCCGACCACCACTTTAGGCATTTGACTCTGTAATGTATCTAATGTTGCATTAGTATTATTTATCTCCTTTTCTTGTTTCGCAAACCTTTGCTCATTATCATAATTCTCTGTATATGACTCATAGGGCGTTGCAGTGCCGCCCTCAAAGAACATTGCATTATCAATGACAGCAGTTGATATGCTTAATTTGATGTAAGCAGCGTTTGACGGTGAGGTAGTCACGCCTGATTTGGGCGCTTCTTCTATCGCATTAAATTCTTTGTCAAACCAGACATTTGATGCACCGCCCGTATTCGTATTTTGGATATAATATGATGTATTTGGATTGACTTTGATATAGTGAGATAAAGACAGGGTCGAATTCGTTTTTAAATTACCTGAGGCATCAATATAATACCCATTCTTTACGGTTAATTTGTTAAATAAGTTCTTACCCAACGAAACACTTTTCTTATCCGCCATTTGTGTTTCAAGTTCTGTCTTATCAGCCGCCATTTGTGTTTCAAGCCTCACAAACTTCTGCTCGTTATCATAGTTGTCGGTAAAAGGCTCATAGGATGTTGCCACATCTCCAAGCTCCATCTGCGCTGCACCCAACTGAGATTTAGATATTGACAGTCTTATATAAGCTGCATTTTCAGGGGTGATAACAGTTCCGTCCTTAATTGCAGTCAATACTTTTAAATTATCGTCAAAGATAACGTGATATGCTCCACCAACACCTGTCTTACTAATATGATATTGTGTATTGCCTTCTATGGAGATGTAGACTGTTACGCAATATGAGGAGAGCTGTTTTAAACTTCCGTCTTGCCCCAAATAATATCCATCTGTCAGATTCGATGGATTTATAATATTTTTTCCGACAGAGTATTCTTTTTTCCCTGATATTCTAGCATCTATTTCGGAAAGTTCCGAGGTCAGATTCTTGCGTGTTTTGGGATTGACACTGCATCATAGATGGTAGCCGGGAATATGGTTTGTCCACCCTTGGTCAGTTTATGCATTTTTGCCATAATGTATCTTATTATTAGCTAAGTTCCGGGGGAACTTGGATGATAAATTGAATATCAATTGATAATATCATTTTATTGGATGGTGGTAGATATTCAGTAGAAATAGGTGTTTATATGTTAATATTTCTACTAGATTTCTACTATTGGGTTTGGCGGAAAGCCTTATAATTAATTTTTCTTGTCTTTTTATACATTGTTATTTATTGGTTGGTTTGTGTCTGTTTTTATAAAGCAGCATAAAAAAATGAAGAAAGAAACAAAAGAGGAAGTGCAGATTTATACAGCGGTAGGTATGTTAATGTCCGGTGTTGGTTTGTCTGTGGCGGGGTTCATTGTGGAACCGACAGGTCAGATACATGAATCCGTATTGTGGTTTTTTGCTCAATGTTTGATGTATGCCGGAGGCATATTTGGTATCGGAGTTTATGTAACAACCAAGTTTAACCATTTAGTGGATAAATTAAAAGATAAGGAGGAAAATAAAAATGGCTGATGTGAATAAACTTGCACCGTTTATACTGAAATGGGAAGGCGGTTTTGTAAATGACCCTGACGATTTGGGAGGGGCTACCAATATGGGCGTGACTATCGGCGCATGGAAATCGTGCGGCTATGACAAGGATGGTGACGGTGACATAGATGTGGATGATCTACATCTGCTTACTCGTGAGGACGTTGTTAATCGTGTTCTCAAACCGTATTATTGGAACAGATGGAAAGCTGATTTGATACAGGATCAGTCTGTGGCAAATATTCTTGTGGACTGGGTGTGGGCATCCGGTGCGCACGGAATTAAGATTCCTCAACGCTTGCTTGGTGTTACGGTGGATGGCATTGTAGGCCCCAAGACCATTGCCACGGTAAATGCCAAGAATCCGCGTGAGTTGTTCGACATGATCAAGATTGCACGGTTTGATTTCATTGAAGATATTTGTCGTCAGCGTCCGACCAATAATAAATTTAAGAGAGGGTGGATGAACCGCATAAATGATATCTCTTATGTTGGTTAGAGTTATGAACTGGGTAAGTCGGCATATATTACTGGCTCCCTTCATGTGTCTGTTCCTGCTGTTTGCCTGTGGTAGCTCGCATAAGGCTGTCAAATCCGATACAGAAGTAATCAGGAAGGACAGTGCCAATGAATCGGTCAATATCGTACATGGTTCTACTACTTCTTTAAGAGAGCTGATAAGCACTAATGGCAGCTATGTGATTGATTTTCGAGTTTATGATACCCGAAAACCGCCCGATAGCCTGACTGGGAAACCTCCGTTATTGGCTGACGGTCATGTGGAAGGTGATTTCAATAAGAATGAAAAGAAGGAAACTGTAGTCAATGACAGTACGGAGATAAAAGCCGACAAGGATATTACTTCCGATATTCATGAGGAAAAGCGGTCAGAAAGCATAAAGGATAAAAAAGAATCCACGCTGCCTGAACAAATCGGTTTTGTCTGTGTTTGTGTAACCGTTTTGCTTGTCGTCATGTTGGTGGTACGAAAACATTGGCGCAACAGACAATCTTCATCATAAGACTTTAAATTTATAAATTGGACTGCCTCGGCTCGTGATGAGTCGGGTTTTCTTGTCTTTTACCAGTTGTTTTTATAACCTTATTTTTGAAATAAAAAAAGATGGCTATACATGAAAAAGCGACCGTTGAACTCCAGGTGAATGGGGAGCAGGCTAGAGAAGAAATGCAATTGATGGAACAACATGCGCTCTCTTTAAAAGCCAGAATTGTTGAAGCCCAAAATGCGGGTGATACCAAAAAAGTCAAGCAGTTACAAAAAGAACTGAAGGAGACCAATACAACATTGCGTGCTATGAGGGATAATGCCCGGAATATCGATGCGGCTATGAACAATATTGGTCTGGCCACTCCGAAAGAACTTCGACGGCTGTTAAAGGATATTAATGTTAAGCTGAACTCCGGCACATAGCCCGAGGTTCTGAAGAATGGAAGAAGTACCAGGCACAACTCAAGTTGGTCAATGCAGAGATTCGTAAAGTCAATGATGAGATTAAAGAATCTGAGGGGTGGTTGACCCGGTTTAATAATGGTTTTGCCAAATGGGGGGCGTTGGCGGCGTCCGGTATCGCTGCCATTACCGGCATATCCATGACGTTGAACAAAATGCGCAAAGACCGTGATGATAAAGAAGCGTCGGCTGCCAATCTGAAGGCTCTTACCGGGTTGGATGATGCATCCATTCAGTGGCTTGCCCGACAGGCCGAGATATTGTCTACTTCGATGCACAAGTCTGGACTTCGGGTTACTCAGTCCAGTAAAGAGATTCTTGAGGCATATATGTTGGTAGGGTCCGCCAAACCGGATTTGTTGGGTAATAAAGAGGCGTTAAATGCCGTGACTATTGAGACGATGCGTTTGTCCAAGCTGCCAAGATGGATTTAAAAGAGGCGGTTGATGCGGTTACGTTATCAATGAACCAGTACGGAGCATCATCCGAGAAGGCAGCCGACTATGCCAATGTGATGGCTGCGGGGTCCAAATACGGTTCCGCAGCTGTACAGAGCATTACGGCAGCCGTCACTAAAGCTGGTGTTTCCGCTTCTACGGCTAATGTTCCCATTGAGCAATTGGTAGGTAGCATCGAGACTCTAGCAGAGAAAGGGATTGTGAATGAGGTGGCTGGTACTGGACTGAAGATGTTTTTCCTTCGCCTACAGACGGGAGCAGATGAGACAAATCCCAAGATAGTGGGCTTGCAAACGGCTCTGAAGAACTTACAAAAACTGTCTACAGAAGAAATTGTGAAGCGTTTTGGTGCAGAAACCTACACGGTAGCACAGACCTTGATAGACGGTGCCGACAAAGTTGAATATTATACCAAGGCGGTGACCGATACTAACGTGGCTATGGAACAGGCGGCAATTAACTCTGAGACCAACGAGGCGCGTTTGGCTCAGCTGAAGAATAAAATAAGAGAGACAGGCATTGAATTAATGGAAAAATTAAATCCCTCTCTCAATATGTTGACGGGATGGACTACTAAATTACTTAGTATGGCTCCGGCATTGATTGATTGGTTGGTTAAATACAAAGGTGCGTTAGCAAGTACCTGTGTGACATTGCTTGCTTTGATTGCTTATAAAAAAGCGGATGTTGCCTGGTCGAAATTACAGGTGGTTTGGAATGAAAAAATCGTTGCATCGCTGCTTTCTCTAGGTAAATTTGTTAAGGCAAATCCTTATGCTTTTTTAGCGGTAGGGGTAGCAGCTTTAATCGGTAGGCTGATTGATTTAAAAAGAGAGCAAAACAGGGTTACAGAAAGTCAGAAATCAATGTTGCGCATTAGTAATGATTTGAATGATAAATATGGCGAGCAGGAGTCAAAAATTAGATTGCTGACAAATGTGATTCATAATCAGAATTTCTCCTATAATGAACGCCGTCGCTGTATTGATGAATTGAAACAAATCGTTCCGGGTTACAACGGTATGCTAAATGAAGAGGGTAAGTTGATGAATGACAATACGGGTGCCATCAAAGACTATTTGGTGCAATTGGAGAAACAAATCAAACTGGAGGCGGCCAGAGAAGAGTTGGCAGGACTGTATCGGGAACAACGCAAGACGGAGAAGCTGGAGAGAAAACAACAAGAAGAGGTGAAGCGAGCCAATGCCAATTTTAATGCGGCACAGTTTATGGCATCGGCTCGGGCTACTAGTTTGGGCACACAAGGTACAAGAGCGTTGGCTAAAGCTACAGATGCGTCTACTCAGCAAGCACGTAGCCAGCTCACGATAGCCAATCAAGAACTGAATAAGACTCAGGCTCGTCTTGATCAGTTAAATCAGGCCATTAAAGATGTTAATGCTGAAATTGCAGCTAGCGACATTCAGCCCGATGTAGTAAAAAACGATGGTAAAAACAATGGAGGTGGCGCTTTAACAAAAGGGGAGAGATCAAAAGCGAAAAAAGATGCGTTGGTTAAGGAGGAAAAAGAATATTTGTCTGAATTGACACATCTCAAGCAATTGTATATGGTCAGTGACTTGATGACACAAGAAGAGTA